GTTCTAGTGGTAGTTCAGGTACTTCAGGTTCTAGTGGTACAAGCGGTTCTTCAGGTTCTAGTGGTAGTTCAGGTACTTCAGGTTCTAGTGGTACAAGTGGTTCTAGCGGTACCTCAGGTTCTAGTGGTAGTTCAGGTACTTCAGGTTCTAGTGGTACAAGCGGTTCTTCAGGATCAAGTGGTAGTTCAGGTACATCAGGATCAAGCGGTAGTTCAGGTACATCAGGATCAAGCGGTAGCTCCGGAAGTTCAGGTTCTTCAGGATCAAGTGGTACTTCAGGCAGTTCAGGATCTAGCGGTACATCAGGAATAAGTGGAGTAAACGGAACTTCTGGCTCTTCAGGAGCTTCAGGTTCGAGCGGTACATCAGGTTCTTCAGGTACAAGCGGTTCTTCAGGTACAAGCGGTTCTTCAGGTTCGAGCGGTACATCTGGATCGAGTGGGTCTTCTGGAACATCAGGTTCTAGTGGTACTTCAGGTTCTTCAGGAGCTTCGGGTTCTAGTGGTACTTCAGGTTCTTCAGGAACGAGAGGTACTTCAGGTTCTAGCGGTTCTTCAGGTTCGAGCGGTACATCAGGTTCTTCAGGAACGAGAGGTACTTCAGGTTCGAGCGGTACATCAGGTTCTTCAGGTACTTCAGGAATTAATTTTTTATACACAAGAACTTTATGGGTAGACCCTAATGGAAATGACGGAACTGCTGTAGTTGGAGATTTTACTTTACCTTGGGCTACTGTCGCTGGTGCTATTAACTATGCAATAGATAACGTAACTGATGGTACAGTTCATATCATGTCAGGTGAATATTCAGAAACTGTTGGAATCATCCCGTCATCAGTAGGTGTAGCTGGTAACGGAATTAATGTTATATCTGAACCTGGAGTAGATATAACTGTTAATTTAGGAGGCGGTGGCCAAGCATGGATTCAAGACGATGAAGTTAATGGATATGCTATAAGAATCAATTGGGAAGGAGCGTTTGGATTTGGTAAATATCGACCTATTACTACACCAGCTAGCACTATACGAATAACAGGAAATGGAGATATGTTGTATAAATCAAAAATTAATTCACATCTAAGATTCAAAAACGTTTGTATTATTAAAGATGATGATGATAATGCAACATCCAAAGGAATTTTCTTCCTAAATGGAGATATTACATACGGATCTGCTACAACTCTATGGTTAGATGGTTGTAGAATTCAAACTCTTGGAATATACTCTCCTATAATAACAGCTGATAATGTCGGTGCACCGACAGGATTCGACTATAATATAGATGTTAAATCATCTGAGATAATTTGGTTTGGTCAATATGCTAGTGGTGCTCCGTACACTAGAGCATGTTTCCGTTTCGAGACTGAAGATGGGGTTGCTCTGCGAATGAGCAATTCCTACATATTTGGCTATAATCCTTCAGGTAATGATGTTCCGATTTATTTAGGAGGAAATGGAAATAATATCTATCTTGATGATGTACAATTCTATGCATTTGATAATCTTGCATTAGTAGAAACTATTTACTCACAAACAGCAGGATCACCAATTTGGATTTCTTCTAGGTGTATATCCTGGTTCGCCCTTCCTGGTAATTGTACAAATCCAATTTTCGGATTATTAGATTGTAAGTTAACACCACACCTTCAACTTTTCCCTAACCCTATAATATAAAAAAATATAAAACATGGCAATTTGGTTTCCTATACAAGACTTAAGCACAGCAACTGGTAGCATGTCAGCCGGCTATCAACAATATAATGTAGGTGTATTGGCTGGCGCAGGAGGAGCCTGGACTCTTCCAGATCCGGGAAATTATGACATGTCGGATGGATGGCATCTATGGATTAAGGATACCTCTAATATTAAAATTGAAGATGGCGGATTAACTATCTCTGACGTTGGTGGAATACTAATTAATGGATTGCCTGAAGTTAGATTAGGCCAAAAGGGAGGCTGGTGGAAATTCACACTTTTGGACCATAACGTATCTGCACACTGGATAATGGAAAGGTATGATTATCAAAATGAAATCTTACTCGAAGAAACTTATACATCTGAAGCTCTTTCAGGAATTCAAGTATCTGATGAGCATTATAAGGATGTAACGAACGATATACAATACACATCTTATAGACTGAAGGCGATAGTTCCTATATTTCCAGCAACGCCAACTAATGTTTATATCATCTATTTAGGAACTCTAGTAAATCCAGATTCTGGCGTTGTTAAACCACATAAAACTTCTGGAGTAGTTATAGCAGATGATAGTACATTCGACCAAGTTACGACTTCTTTTACTTCTAGAGCAATAGTTACAGACGACGCAACTGGAGTTGGGACAGAAGGCGACGCTTTTTTTGTTATTCTAGATGATACGATTACCCCTGGAGTTTATGATGTTTATATGTTAGCGGCCGCTGCATTCGACTTTACATGTGAATGTCATATAGATTTTGAGTTCCTTATAACAGGAGGAGATAGCATAGCATTTTCAAATTAAAAAATTATCGATATGGAAGCACAAGATCAAACAAGAATAGAAAGCAGAATTGCTGAACTTAAATATAAGATGTGGGATAGATTACCTCCTACTTATTTGCCTTCTGGTGAATTAATTATAAATACGAATATAGAGTCTCCATCGACAATAACATTCACGATTCCAGCTAGATCAACTGACGTTGAAGACGAAAATGGTGAATTTGGAATTAGAAAAAACGATACTAACTGGCAAATCTATTCAGTATCTAATGGAGAAGTTATAAAACAATCAACAAGCTATTCTAAATTTTTTGATGGGAGTGATTGGGATCCTGGTACATCTGAACTAGGAGGAAACATTTTCACAGCATCCAAACAAATCCCTGTTACTATACATGAAAAGATAGACGGAACAGTTAGATCAAGTAAAGATATAAACTATAAATATCCACAGATATTTGATATAGAATGGAATCAAGCCCCTGACGGGAGACCTGGATCTTTTTTAGTGACCTTAAATTTTACAATAAGAAAAGATATAACAGATTTTACTTTATCATATTCTAGTACAACACCTTCGAACTACACGGCAGTTAGTTTAGAACCTATAAGAAGGTCTTCTGCTGGAGATTCTTATCAATGGACGATGTCATTTAAATCAAAATCGAATATTTCTTTTTTGATAGTGACTGGTATAAACCAAGATTTAGAAACTGAATTAACTTATACAGTTCAATAGAAACTTCTTTCGTATTTTTAGTATAATATAAAAACATACGAATGATAAAAGTTAGGGCACATACTTGCTACTTAGGAACAACTGGATTTGCTGCACATGCAAGATCTTTCTTTAGAGAATTTTCCAAACATGTTGATTTACGGGTAAGAAACTACACATGGGATTCTGATCCTGACTACCTAAACGACACAGATTTTTCTATAATCGATACTATAACTCTTTCTACTGAAAGCGGCGAAGAGGATTTTCCAATAACTCAGTCTTTTCCTAATCACCCTTGGAAAAACAAGGCAGAAGGATTTCAAGCTGATGTAGATATTGTTTTGATGGATATGCGACATACTTATTTCTACCAAGAGTATACTGCGCCAATTAAAATAGCTTTCACTGTCTGGGAGAGTACAGAACTAGAGGAAGGTTTTTTTAATCAGCTTCTTAAATTCGATTTCGTTTGGGTTGTAACTGAATGGCACAGACGTATGATAATCGATCAGGGTTATCCTTCACATAGAGTATTTGTTGTAAATGAAGGAGTTAATGATGAATTTTGTAATGATGAAATTACATCAGAACTGCCTGAATTAGAAGATGGCCGATTCAAATTTGTTTTCTTTGGTAGGTGGGATTACAGAAAATCAGTTCCTGAAATACTTAAAACTTTCTTAAATACTTTTGATTCTTCTGAACCTGTTGATCTAATTCTTAGTGCAGATAATCCTTATTCAATCGATGGAATGAATTCTACTGAAGAAAGATTATCTCATTATGGTCTAACCGACAAAAGAATTAAAGTTAAACACTTTCTTTCTAGGGAAGATTATGTTACTTATATGAAGAGAGGTGATGTTTTTTTAAGTTGTGCAAGAAGTGAAGGCTGGAATATCCCACTCATCGAAGCAATGGCTTCTGGAACTCCTTCGATTTATTCAAATTGGGGTGCTCAGCTAGAATTTGCCGAAGGTAAAGGAATTCCTGTTTCGATCGAAAAAGAACTTCCTGCTTCTATTGGTGCTGATTTAGGATTTGCTGGACATACTCCAGGACTTTATTCGGAACCTAACTTCGAAGATCTTGGAAGAAAAATGAGAGATGTTTTTGAAAAATATGAAACATACCAATGGATTGCCCAATCAGACAAAGAAGAAATCCGAACACGTTTCTCATGGGAAAATGTTGCCGATAGAGCTTATGGAGAGTTACTTAACGTGAGCGAATATGGGATAACTCATCCGACTAGTAAGGATGCAGTAGTTGTTATGTCACATGCAGACACTGGTGAGAAAGAGGAGCTTCTTAAGCTATCTACATTATCACTGAAAAGACAAGGCTATCCTGTTATAGTTTCTTCTCATATTCCAGTTTCTAAAAGGATTCATGAAATAGCTGATTATGTTGTTTTTGATAAAGAGAATCCTGTTGTTTTTTCTGATGAATTTGCATCTTTATCAAATACTGTACCTGTTCACTATATTAGATATAACGAATTTGCTCTATCTTACTCGTTTGATTTTAATCATGGATATGCTGCTCTTAAACTTATAAAGAACGGTCTTTCTATAGCTAGCGTTAATCGATATGAAAAGGTTCATTTTGTTAATTATGATTATATTATAAAGGATCTATCTGTGTTAGTGAACCATTCTAGTAAATTAGATGAATTTGATATATTTGCATACGTGTGGAATCCTGGAGAGAATTCTATTAATTCTGGATTCTTCTCAGGTAAAACAGAGCCTGTTCTTAAAAGTCTAGATAAATTCAATTCAAAGCAGGATTATTTTTCATTCCCTGGAATAGTTATCCTAGAAGATTTTTTACATAAGGCATTTACAGATAGTGAAATGACTATCTGTTCAAATAACATAAAAGAAATAGCAGATAAGAATTGCTTAAATTCTTATGTATTATCTGCGTATCCTTTGATAAAAAATAGGTCTAATCATCCGAGCTATCTCTATCTTACAAAAGAAAATACAACAGGCGAATATATTTTATGTGCTGTCGGTTCTCATGAAGAACCGCTTAGATTTACCGTTGAATATGCAGGACAAAGGTCGGAATTTATTGCTGATCCTAGACAGAAACCAATGATTCTCTTAAGTATACCTGAAACTATGTTAGACGAAGGGTTCTCAGTAAATCTGCCTGACTATAACGAAAGTAGAAACTACGACACTACAACAAAGGTAGCAAACAGTGAGATGACTAGTAGAGCTTGGATGGAGCCATTTGGTTTTGAACCAGGTAAGAAAAAAATAAATATAGATTTTAATGATGGGCCTAAAGTTGAAATTTTAGGCTCAGGAGTCGGATCATTTAAGGTTGACTTTATAGACGGTCAAAACAGTAAAGTCATATATTCAACTGAAGTAGGAATGAATTACTGGACTAGATGCTCGGTAAAATACTATGTTGATTGGCTGATTAGAATAACTGATAACTTAACTGGAGAAAGCGAAGACTATAAATTAGATCTTAGCGGTAAGAAGGTTAAGATTTCAATAGACTCAAGTTCATTGGGTGATTCAATAGCGTGGTTTGCACACATAGAAGAATTTCAAAAAATACATAACTGTGAACTGTATGTTAGCACTTTTAAAAACGAACTTTTTAAGAACAACTATCCTAATCTAAATTTTATAGAACCTGGAAAATCGATAAGCGAAGTATATGCAACATATAGTATCGGCTGGTTTTATGAGGATTCTGGTGTTAATCTTTGGTGTAATCCTAGGGATTTTAAAGAGATTCCTATGCAGGCAACTACGACAGATATTTTAGGTCTAGTACACACACCACTACGTCCTAGGATCGTTAAACCTGTTTCTATTTCACCGATTAGCGGTCCTTATGTTTGTATTGCGATACATTCTACTGCACAAGCAAAATACTGGAATAATCCAACTGGCTGGCAAGAAGTTACAGATTATTTCTTAGGTAAAGGATATGAAGTTGTAATGTTAAGTTTAGAGGAAGACGGTTATATGGGTAATCAGTATCCGATGGGTGTTATTAAAATCAGCGGTGAAAGAACCCTTAATAGTACAATCGATTACCTACAACATTCAGAAATGTTTATTGGTATCGGTAGTGGATTAAGTTGGTTATCATGGGCACTAGATATTCCTACTGTTATTATTTCTGGATTCAGTACACCAATGACAGAAGCAATTGATGAAAATGTTATTCGTATCTTCAAAGGTGGAGTTTGTAATGGCTGTTTCAATAGACATCGATTAGATGCTGGAGATTGGAATTGGTGTCCTGATCATAAAGGAACCATTAGACAATTTGAATGTTCTCGTTCCATAACTGGTAAAGAAGTTATAGATGCAATTGATGAATTTTATTCAAACGGGAGAATAGCTAAAAAATCAGTAGATGTTATCGTTCAAGAATCTTACGATCTAGGTATGGTTCAAAACCATAAAGAAATTTTCGAAGCAGCTGAATTCTTTAAGACTCTAAACGTTAATAATTTTATGGAAATTGGAACTGATCAAGGAGGAACTTTTGCTATATGGAGTAAACTAGCTAATGAAGGTAAAAGAATTTCGGTTGATTTACCACACGGTGCATATGGAGTAAACACATATGATGTTAATGAAAGAGATAACTACCTTAGATCTTTAGGTTCTGACGTAACTATGTTTCATGGAAGTTCACATGATGAGTTAATGAAAGACAAAGTTAGGGAAACGCTTAATGGAACTCTATTAGATTTTCTATTTATAGACGGCGATCATACATATGAAGGAGTTAAACAAGATTACGAAATGTACAAAGAATTTGTTAAACCTGAAGGGTGGATTGGATTTCATGATACGAAAGATACTGAATATCATAAGCTCGCTAATTGTGGAGTAGATAGACTTTGGTCGGAACTTAAAGGAAATAAACTAGATTTTATCGAACCTATATCTAATTTTGGAGGTATAGGATTTATACAAGTAGATAAAAGCAATGATTGAAAACATACATTTATGGCAAGCCGATCGCGGCACCTATTTTGATAGACATGTTAATATAATTTCTTGGAGTGACGAGTATCGTATAAAACTAGGTAAATATAATTCAATAGGTAGAGATTGTAATTTCTTCCTACACGCTAACCATCGACCAGATTGGATAACAACTTCTTCTCAGCTCTTAGGGCCGGTTACTGGTGAGATTGCTGATATGCATATAGCAATGGGTCACCCTACATGTAAAGGGGATATCATAGTTGAGAATGATGTTTGGATTGGTGCTAATTCAACTATAATGTCTGGTGTTAGAATATGTAACGGATCTATCGTTGCGGCAGGTTCAGTAGTGACGAAAGATGTGTTGCCATTTTCAATAGTCGCTGGAAACCCCGCTAAACACGTTAAGCAACGATTTACTGGTGATCAGATAGAAAGTCTACAAAGTATTGCTTGGTGGGATTGGGATGAACTGAAGATACGTGATAATGCTATGTTGATGTGGTCAGACGATATAACTAAATTCATAAATTACTTTAGATCTATATAAGTATAATATAATTAAAAAACAAAAGAAATGGAAAAAAACAAAAGAATTGAAGAGTTATTACTAACACCAAGAATGTTTTATGCTGATTACAATCATAGAGTTAATCAACTAAAGGGGTTAAAGATGTTAATTGACGAATACATAAGCGAGAATACGGTTATGGCAGAGATAGGATCATTCTCAGGAATTAGTTCTGAATTATTTTCTTTGCATTGCAAGGAGATACACTGTGTAGATCTTTGGGATTCCTATTGGGAAATAGAAGATAAACAAAGAATGGAATTTGCAGAATTCACATTTGATAAGTTATTAACACAGTATAGTAATATAAAAAAAATAAAGGGGTCTAGTACTAAGTCAGCACAAAGGTTTAAAGACAGGTCCTTAGATTTTGTTTATATTGATGCTGCTCACGATTACGAAAATGTAAAAAATGATATATTAGCGTGGTTGCCTAAAATTAAAGATGGCGGTTATATTGCTGGACATGATTATAGATATGATCAAAATATCGGAGTATATGAAGCTGTGAATGATATTTTTGTAAACGACTATAAAATAGTCACATTCCCTGATTCTAGCTTTGTTATCCGTATTTAATATAGTTTACATAGAAGTATTTGATTTGTATTAATATATCTACTAATTAAAATCTAATTCAATATCAAAAGTAAAGTATGAAAACTTTGCAGTAAAGGTCTTGAAATCAGGAGTAGACGAGCTGTATGAAAGATTAAAACCGTCTTGTGAGAGTAGTATAGGTTCCTTGTAGATTATCGAAGATACTAGATATCCTTCATTATCTAGTAAAGAAAGTCTCATCGGTGAAAACGTTCTAGTTTTATTCTGAAAATCAAGGTATTTTAAACCGTTTTCTAAAAAGATAAAATAGTTTAGATAAGCGTCTGTCATCTTAAAGGTTATAGTAAATTCTCTAACGAACTGGTCTATTACCTGTTTTGAGCTTTTGTATTCTTGCTGTTTACCTAATAGGCGAGTTTGAGCAACAGTTTGCATAGTCCAGCCTGGCCAATTGATTGATTGTATGGTCGAGGACATAAAGTCTTCAATAGTATCGTAAGGTAAGATTAGACTTTGAAAATAAGGTTTATATTTTTCTTTTATTTCAGGTGCAAAAAAATCTGGCGGAAACGAAAATAGAAATCCATTTTGTCTTACGTTAAGTAGCATATTTTATTTTACTTTTTTGACATTTGCCCAAGATTTACTTGGACCTGCTGAGTTTACTCTAGCCATTGCCCACTGATGAGAAGTCATTCCTGGTCTGGAACCTGAAGAATAGAATGCACCTAAGCCTTTGATATATTCACGCTTTAGGTCGGCAAACGAGTATCCTTTCTTAGTTGCAACCTTTCTAATCTTAGCTAGCGTCTCTTTACTTAACGTGCGAGATTTAGCTTCATTGACTTTAGAGTCCTTACGTGGAGTATTTTTAAAGTCAGCTTTTTCACGTTCAGCCTTCTCCATCTCATCTCTAAGTCGATATGCCTCGCCTTTATTGCCGGCTTTAAGTAGTTCTTTTGCCTTATCTAGTTTCTTATCACGAGCACTTCCTTCAGGAGCTTTATAGTTTTTGGGATTAGCCTTTTGTTTCTTGCTCTCAAGCAAGCAGTATTGATTAAAGCTAAGCATCATTGTTTTTTTATTTTTTTTTACCAAGTTGTCTTTTTACTTCGGCTCTAACGCTTTCCATCTTCTTAGCGTATGTCGGGTTATCGTTTCGGTTAAATACTATTTGCTGGTTTAGGCTTCCAGTAATCTTACGCATGTCTCCGCCTCTAGTTCGGATCAGCCAAGCGGCAAGTGCTTTTATTCCAAGTTCTTTAAATTTTCCATTAGCATCTGGTGCATCTGAGTCTTGCCAGTCTGGAGAATTTTTAGTTTTTCTTTTTTCATTAACTTCTCCTTCGTGTATTAAGTATTGCCTGTAATTTAATAAATTCTTCATTAGTACTTAACTATTTTTAATTTTAATTTACCGGTTCCTTTTATCAACCTGTGCCATTCTCCTTTTTCTATTAATACCTTTGAATTTAATTCTTGCGGTAGCTTATTTTCAAGTTGAATTAACCAATCAGTTTTATTTATTGAAACGATTAAGCGATCTTCATAGTCTCGATGCCACCTAAACTCATCAGCTTCAGAAGACTGTACAAACTCACGAATATATGTGTCGTTTGATAATTGGATCTCAGTAAAAGGTAAATCATTCATATGTTATACATTTTAATTAGTGAGTCGACTGCTAATAAGTTAGTGTCCATATGATTACTTTTTGTGTTTACAACGCTTGCGCTCTTAGCAATAGCATCACGAGCTGAGTCGTTATTTGCACCAAAACTAGTATAATAGTATTCAACCTTTGATTTATTATTATTAGTAAATTTAATGTAGTCATCAGAGATAGTTTTACCCTTCATCCAAATATCTACTAATAATACTTTTGAAAAATCAGACGCCTTTGTGTCTAATAATTTCATTCCTGGAGAAGACCCGCCTGAAAAAAGATAAAGCACTTTTTTTGAAGGTGTTATTCCATATTTTTTTAGGTAAGTGAGCACAGTCTCATAAGTATCAGGTCCGTTTACTTTGTGACTTGATGCAACAAATATGTGGTATTTTTCCTTTAATTTATCTACATAATTCCACATATAGACACCGCTAGTTACACCTTTAACGGGTATGCCACCATACACTATAAGTAATGGAGCATTTTTATCTTTAGCGAGTATAATTTCTCCGCCAGTGATGATAGTTTTAGTAGATGGAGTATATTGTTCCATATTCTCATTCTCAAATAGCTTATGATATGTTAATATATGTTTCATATTATTATTTTTTAAGTATTACCAGAATCCAGGATAAGTTTTACCGCCCCATAAGTGAGCATATCGATTAATTCGGCAAGCCCAGTAGCCTGCTTTAGTTCTGTCCTTCTTTTCAGCACAATTATGTCGAGCTGCAAATGATTTTCTTGCTTTAGGATTACTAACCTTTGCAGTTAATCCGCCGTGTACATCTCCAAAAGAAATCTTTTTAATATTTCCAGTTTGAGGATTCTTAACATACACATGGTACTTTTTGGCTCCTCCTCGCATAGGATAGTTTAGTTTAGGAGACTTTGCCTCATTCAATTCTAAAACCTCAAGCGGCATGTCTAAAACAACTGTCTTATTTTGATAAGTGCCAGTATTGCCAATATCGGTCTCAGCTAAAAGCGTATGATCGATTCCATTAAACTTTATTTTACCTAGATTAAACGCACACCTAGCCTCACATAGAAGATCCAGATGGGCTTGACTACCTGGCCTATATATTGATTCTAACACTGAGAAACCGTTTACCATGTGATATCTTAAGGCATCAGAAAACATTTGATTCTCTACTAGATATTGATTAAAGGTCTTGAGTCTTGTCTCCATATACTTTATTTATTCGCTTGGTGGAAAATCCGAGTCTATCCACGAATCAGCTAGTGTTGAACCCGATTGTGCTTGACCCTGTCGCAAGTTAAACTGGTCTATTTTGTTACCTTTATAGAAGGTAGAATGATCATCGAAGCTTGGAAAATAGGTCTCAACTGCTAGTGAAAGCGTAGTAGTTACGGTATTTTGATCACTATAACTAAAACTGTAACTCTTTTGAAACTGTGCAGTCTCTGGAAAGGTTATCTGCATAGGTATTCGGGTCCCTCTAAACTGAAAATATCTTACCTGATTCTTATAGTAAAAATCAAAGATCCTTTCAATTATCTTAAATGTTTTATTGATATTATCGCTCTCTATCTTCATTGAGTAGGTTAAACTCATTGGAAGAACAAATAACCTTGCTGAATACGCTTTAGTCTCTTTTTGATTGTTTTCATTGCGAGTTTCCTGATTGAAGCTACCCCTAACAAACTTGTTAGTAAGATCAGCTGTTTTTATTTGAAAAGAGTCTAGTGTTATTATTCCACGTGGCATCTGTTCGTAGTTGCCCTCTGCAAAGTTTGGATAAGAGCAGTCAGTCGGCAACTCTAAGAAGAAGTCTTTCATAAATCCTTCGTCTCCTCCAAAGTTGTAAAAAATTGGAATAGCGTGTTCTTCAACTTCATCTCCTCTTTTTAAATATATTATGATTTCCTTATTGAGTAGATCTAATAGAGATAGCGTAGCATTTCTTAAAAAGACGTCCTGTGAGTTGTTGTTTCGTATGTTTTCGTTGTTTGATCTTTTCATTATTCTTAGTTATCTATTTTTAACGATATATGGTAAATTAGTCTGTACTCGACAGTTGTCGATTAAAACAAGCATAGATTCATCCCTAAGGAACTGTTGGCTTAATATAAAATCGTGCTCTTCTTCTTTTAACATTGTGTTGAAGACTCTTATATTAGTTATTAGCAAGTTAGAGTTAGGTAAAATATAGTTTTGGTCTATTTCAAACTGGGTTAAAGAAAAAGAAGAGGTACCTTGTAATATGGGCACAAACTCGCTATGATTTATGATGTCGCTAGGATCCTCTACTATTTTATAGACATAGGTTCCGCATTGTAGAAACTCATTAGAGATAGAGACTACTAGTGCATGCCATTGACCGCTTGTAAAATTAGCAATAGAATAGTTTTTTACTTGTGCATTGGCTTTTATACTAAGGGTCAATACTCCTTCAGGCTCAGCGCTAATATATCTAGTAAAGTTACCAGTGAGCTGTATCCCAGACTGACTGTCGCTATCGAAGCCATCGATAAAATTAATAGGTCCACCGCTTGATGGCACATTGAATAGGCAGGTAAAACTTAAGTTTCTATCAGTTGTGTTGTTAAACTTAGGAGTAGCAGAATAGACGATAGCTGGCTCCCTTACTTTAAATTTTACAATGGTCTTGCCAGATACAATATCGGTTAGAATATCTTTAGGATCTTTAAAACTAAGATCTCGATAAGCCTCAATCCTGATAAATCTACCAGTTTCAGATTCTCCTTGGTGGTTTGAAATACTATCAAACGGTCCCCTAACTCGACAGTATCTAAAACTAGAAGCCTTAACGTTTTTGTCGTTTGTTAGTAATCCATTGTTTCTCCAAGTAGTGTAGATAGGGCTGCCTTCATAGGCAATGATAACAGCTGTTGAAGGAAGAGAAGAGCTGTCTAAATTAGGCAGTTGTTCTAGCGATTGAGTAGTAGAAAGTAAAGGTGATGTTGCTAACAATTCAGCAGTTATCTCGTTTGCTGGAACCCCGCCTAAGTCGTAATAATTTTCAATGAGTGGTGCAAAATTAAAGGTATATTTCAAAGGTCTCTGTATCACGTCTGGATGTATTGCTTTTCTTGAAGAATCGAAAGTTGTTGTTATTTTCTGATATTGTGCCGGCATAGTGCTGTCTTTAATATCTTTTTCTACTTCATCACTAAATAGCTGGTCAGCATTTACGATTACGTTATCTAGGAAGCTTCTACTTGTGTCAGTAAGAAGCATATCGATATTTTGACTGAACTTCTTAAGTTGAACTTTCCAAAAGACTGGTTCCATCATAAACCCACGACTTAAGTATGATCCTTGTATTTCATACATTCTATTGAGTAGTGGAAAATACAAAAAGTCTCTTTTCCTAGGTTCTGAACAGGATCCAAAAATAGATTGAAAATACTTATGGTCTAGATGTATTTCAAAAGGCACCTGAAAGTCTAGGCCAAACTCAGTATATTTTGGAGTGTTTTCTGGGAAAGTATTACCAGGCACCATGACTTTAATACACTTACGATCTACGTTTTTATATAGAGTCCACTCTTTAAATACATAATCGCCGCTATCTGATTCAGGTAGTGTTCTAAAATAGACTACTTGGTGACCATATATCTGATTAGTAAAGAAAGATAGGTCTTTAAACATAGTAATTGCACTGTCTACTTCATATGGTCTAAAACTAGGATCACGATTGGCAATTATTGAAGAATAGGTCTCGTTTGAGCACTTTACTTTAGGCGCAAAAACATCTATTGTTCCAGGAGAAGATTTAAACCTAAGTTTTATTTCGTTTACTTGAATAAGATCAGGTAGCTGGTTGGTGGTGCCATCATCGTATTCATATCTTACTTGAAAATAGAAAGGATCTGTTGAATCCAATATCATATTGGCGGAGTCTCCGATATTTTCAGGAGCAACAGCATACCATAGTGACCAGTCTAGCTTATTCCTAGAATATCGTATCTTTCTAATTAGATTAGTTAGGTCAATTATGTTAGGCGAACCATATATCAGGTCTTCAATAAATTCAGTAAATTCAACGATTCCTGTGATAGGCTCATCAGTAGAGAAGATCCTAAAATTCTTACTAAAGGTCAAAGAGTTATTCTGAGAATCGATTAATAGTTTTACAGTAGTCTGCACCAGGTTTGCTTTATTTTATTTATTTTAGAAAGATGGGGTAAACTGATAACTTATTATTAGTACAAATAAATAACAATATATTATGACTAGAAGAAAGGAAATATTAGATTCGTTGTGGTTAATTAAAGCAAGATTTATGGACTCTGAATACTTTAGTTATGTACTTCTCGCAGCTGCTCAAAAATACAAAAAAGACCTTGAAGAAGGGGATCTCTCCTATTTTTATGAGGTCCTATTTCACAGCTTAAACCTAAACACGTTAGCAGTTGAAGGAAATCTTTTTGACTTTAAGATGAATCCTGTCTGGAAGGAGGATAGAATTAAGAAGATAAGAGAAGACCTAAAGAAGATATATGAAGATAATTCCTCAGAAACTATAGAGATATTTAGAAATGCTAATTTTGTTTTTTTAAGCCTGCTGATCGACTATATGGAAGCTCAAAACTACTTCCTAGATAACTCAGAGATCTTCTTTGTTAATCCTAAGCTGCATCAACAGAAAGAGATATTCATAATAACAAATTGCATAAATACTAACCGATATGTGATTTGGAAACTAGTGTTTGATAAGAAGAAGGATTTTGGTTTTTCTTTTAGAAGATTAAAATCATTGAGATTAGTATTCGCAGATAATGCTACACTAAGGGAAGAGATAATTAAGCAAAACATAAGTTCACTTAGCGGAATGCGAGAGAAGGAAAACGTACTTTTTGCAATACTTCATAATAGGGAGGAGACGGCAACAGCAACTGTTATAAAAGATCTACTTGTGCTAAATGCAGCTATCTCTAAAGACTCTAATCTTGATCCTAATTTGATATCTGAGTTACAGGAATTGTTGGTGGCTGACCGAGTCATGCCATTTAACTTAAATCAGTGGATTTAAGGTTTAGGATACTTTTCCTTTATCGCTAAACACTTATCTATATATGCTTGAATTTGAGCTTGATCTCCCTTAACGATACCGTCTAAATATTCTGTAATTGGCGGATATTCTTTTCTTCTGTTCACAGCATACTCTGCACGATAAGATTTAAACTCATTAAAAAGGCTTAATAGTTCCTGATCAGTAGGCTGATCTCCTAGCTTCTCAGTATTCCATTTTAATATCACAAAAGTCGATTGTCTATTTTCTACGATAATATCCTTTAATGGGATAGCTTTTGGATTAAGTCTTGCATATACGTTCATAGTTATCTTATATTAGTTTGTTTATTATTAATCTGGTATCCTGAAGGGCGCCATCACCACTGATATAGGAATCATCGTAGATTGATGATAAACAACGGACTTCTACCCATTGTCCTGCAGTTAATAAAATTGTAGTAACATTGCTAACAGTCTCAGCAAGTACTGTTCCAACAATGGAAGCCGTCGATATCACTTCGGAGGAGTGGTAAAGTTGAGAAATGTAATAGACGTCCCCGTTAGAGACTTCTAGATAGAATTGTACAATTGCATTCGATATAAATGCTGTGCCTAAAAACAGTATACCGCTATAAAACTCAAATTGATAGTACCCGTCATTGGTTGCAGTAAAGCGATTAGTAGTTAAATTAAACTCAGATAAAGTATCGTAATTAGTTGTATTGAAATCTAAAACTTCTGGAAGGACCAAGGTTGGAGATCCAGTTAATCCATAAATTCCAGGGCGAGTGACACTGACTCTAGTAGAATTAGTAAAGTTTACATTTCCATTCACTTCTAGATCACCAACGATATGAGCAGATTCATAGATATGAGCGGGTCCACTTACATAGAGTCCACCACTACCTACATTTATGGAATTACCAACATCTAGTTTTTTTCCAACATAAAGGTTATTTGAAACTTTTATTTCATTTGATTTTAGTGTTGAAATATTTGCACTAGGTGAATAGATGCCGTCTATCTCATATTCAGAAAGACCGCCGTCTACTGCTGCGTATACGCCTGTGCCTTGAGAACTAGCAAGATATAGTTTGTTTCCAACAAGTGTCATCTTCCCAGAAGCACCAAGGTTTGATGTCTCTTCTCCGACAACAACTGGAGCAGCTAAGTTAGTTACATCAAAAGTAAGCAGTCGGAGTGCGTCAGATAATTCGCCAGCTATATAAACGTAGTTTCCGTTTATTAAAATATCACTGATTCTATAAGTGATAGGCTGAAAGACAGCGGTAATGCTAACTATACTGCTAAGGCTCCTACCTTGTGCATGATCTATCCGATAAATAACAAGCCAAGCGCCTGCGCCTAAATATAGGGTATTTCCATCTACTTTTATTAGAGCAGGTGTTTCAACTGTTGCTATAATACCTGTAAATGTATACGAAGCAGGAGTAGTTAGGTTGGCTGGATCGTGTATATCGACTGTGATAATAACAATAGTCTCTAAGACATCGTCCCAGGCTGAGATGAATGCTCTCTCGTTATTTATGGTAAAGTCTAGATAATTATGGTTAACACTAGTTGTGATCCTGTCTAGTGTCACAGGGCTAGTCGGGTCAGTGATATCGACTGCATGTAAATAAGAGTCAGTTGAAGTCCAGTCAGTAGTTGTTGCTTTGCGTGTAAGAATATATGCAATGTTGCCTACTACCTGTACTTTCTTAGCATAATATTCGTCAGCATCACCAGTATCACCCCATCCGCCAATGGCCCGAAGACCGTTGCTATTTATATTTGTTGAATCAAGCTCAGCAATAATTAAGGAGTCTTCGATATTCACGGTAAGAAATTGCGAGTAATTCTGTGGCCGAACTCTAGTTGCAAAAAGGTATTTTCCTACTACGTCTACATGGGTTAAATTAGTCGTTGGAAAAGGCTTAACTATGTGTCCGTGATTATCTGGTACTGGAGAGGTTACACTTATATTAGAATCTTGAGTTGAGTTGATAAGCACAGACAAGCTAGAGTCTAGTCGATGTATCTTGATTCGTCCAGACTGTACCATATTTTGATTAGTGTCAGTCGCGCTTAGACCGCCTGCCCAAGTACAGATAAGCAGGTTTGCATTTGAAAAAATAGAGCATAAGTCTTTGTTGACATTCGCATCGTTTGTACCAGCAGTTATCTTGCGTAGGAACCTAGCGCCAGTCGTATGAATTATGTCAAGCGCTCCATTCGTTTGTACTAGTTTACCATTGATAAAGACTCCATCTAAACCGCTAGAGTTTATAAGTAAAAAATCATCATTAGTATATGGAGTTTGAAAGTTAGCATTAAGACCTTTCATGATTCCAATAGAGGCAAAGCTCGTACCTGTAGTATCGCCTATTGCAATACCATCGCCCATTTCAGTGTAGGGTAAACCTAAATACTCACTAAGTCCTTCAGCTGCTCCAAACCAAACACGTACTTCTTCTTGAATAGGGGAGCTCTCGTTGTTCCATTTAGGTGACACAAATTCAAATATGCCATTTTCATCGATTCCAGAAAGTGGGTCAGGTTCAGGCACAGATAATGAAAACTGCGCTATGTTTATCCAAGTATTGGTTGCAGGTATTGCGGTAGTAGTGACTTCATTCTTCTTAAACTTAACTTTTAAGTTGTGCTTTAATAAAGAAAGGGTGGATTCCGCAGGTATGCTATTATCTAAATACAGCGAGCCTAGCTCTAAATGGTATCTACCCGTCACCTCAGATGTACCTTCACTGTGGTTTACATATACTTTTAACAGAGCGTCAAACATTTCACTAGATGAAGCTGGAAAGTTAGTAAAGCCTAAGGCAGTATCTATTGTGCTTTCATTAAAGTTGGTTAAGAGCAGTATATCACTGTCTGTCGTATTAAAGCTACCTCGATTTATGTCTCCTTGTGAATTGACATAGTTATTTCCCCTACGATTAAATGTAATAAACCGGTCGTCTTGTGTAGGTAAGATACCGAAACCTCTATTAAAAGGGGAAGGCGTTAGCGATATGTAATAATTAACAATTGTACTGAAATTTAAGACTTGTGTCCATAGGGTAGTTAGTTCGTCGTATTGCCAAACTGAAAAAGTAATAGTATCTAGATAGAGATCTTGATCTATTAGGTCTACAAAAGTTAGCGTATTTGGATCGCCATTATCGATAAACCACGTACTGCCTCTTAGACCCTGTATTCCAGTAAGACCGATTGGACCAGCCGCTCCCTGTGGACCAGCTATACCCTGGTCTCCCTGGTCGCCAACTCCAAGCGCTAGCAATTTATTAAAATTAAAGTTTACTTTATCAACAGTTATGTCCTGTGAGTCGGATGGAAATACTTCCTTTAGGTTTATTCTAATTGGCATCTTAAATAAGTTTAACTATTATTTTAGGACTGATTATCAAACTTGCTCCTGGAGACTTATTAAACCTAAATCTTAGAATCAGTTTTCTAGTGTTATTTATTTGTAACCCGCGATTTAATGCATAGCCTTTTTTAAAGCGGTCTACATCGTTTAGAAATTCAAAGGCTATTGTAGTTACGCTGGTTGTACCAGCCGGTATATTAAATAGAGTGGCGTCTACTCCAGTAAAAAGTCTGCTATAAATTTCATTATCAGATAGTTCATAAAGTTTAAGTATGTTCTGTTTGATATAATCTTGTGCATACTGCTGAATAGTTAAATAATTACCAATATATGTGTTGGAGCTTATCAAGAAGTCAGAGAACTTTTGGGTAATACCGTCTTCAATTAAGTATCTAAGTAGAACATTATTCACGTTTATGTAACCTTCAGAAAATAGCTTACTCTCTTTTATTACTATTTCTATGTTGTCTAGATTAACAGTAGCAAGCTCTTGTGCGCCAGTTAGAGTTGTAACTACAAAATCTTCAAGTTCAATTATTTCAGGTAAGGTTATCAGCTTTGAAATAAATGAATTGTCTTCTTCAACTCTAAGAGCGCCAGACACAGGTAAGAATGTAGACTTATTAGAGTATCTGTAATGGAAGCCCCAGTCCCAATTGCTCCTAAATAGAAAATACTCGGCTTGATTAATGGCAATTTCATTAATTAGCGTATATTTAGCCAAATAGCTTGAATCTGATTCTAATTCTAATATGTTTAAGTCTGATATTTTTATGTGATTAAAGTTTTTAATAGTTAAATTACTATCAACTTTTGCATTAATATTAATATTAGCTAATTTTATTTCAGATATATCGTTTTTATTAAAAATAAACTTGGAATTACATGAAAGTATTTCATTAAACACAGGTTCATATTCCCCCTTATATCGGCTTACTGAATAACTAACAGGTAGTTTAGCTTGTTCATATTCATAACCTATTACAGGTTGACTTGAAAACTGTGTAGGCACGGAGTTAGTTGGTTTATAGATTAGCTGATTTATCTTAGTTATTGAATCCCTATCTACTACTTCAAGATAAAAACCAGGGTCACTAGCTAATATTGAGGAGCCGTTTGAGTCCAATGAATAAGAAGAGTAATCGATCATCGAGTTAAAAGAATTCAAGTATTCTTTAAAGCTAGCAAAGGATAGCTTTTGAAATATTTTTTCAAAATATTTATTACCACCAACTAAGACTTTGAATGCATAATTCTGGTCGACTATTAGATTACTACCAGATGGTAGTAAAGTATAGAAAGAATAGTATGGAGCAGTTGCTATATTTACGACTAACCCTATGTTATTAGTATTATCATATGTTAAAAAATCAGTAAATGCACCAGTTATTGAGTTTTGAATGACTGGAGTAGAGCCCGACATAGTAGTCAAAAAATAATTGAATCCAGAATTAATATCTTTTATTGTAATAAAGGTCTCTTCCCTTGGTGTAGTATAGTCGGTGTTCAGCCCTTCAGAATAATTAGGGGTACTTGAATTAGCAAAACCTCGTATTGTACCAGCACTTGCGTTAATTCCAGAAGGGCCGCTTAATTGAAAAGATAAATTCTTATTAAATTTAACTGTTGAAAACCTATCTAATAAATTATTGAATTTCTTGTTTTTTATAGAATATAGAAAAGCGTAGTTTATATTAGAAACTGAGTCAGCATTGAAACTAACACGATAGTCACCGTCGACTGTTTCAAAAGGTAGTTCAAGTCCACTAAATAGTGTAGAGTAAACTGGATCAATAAAGTTAGTGGTGTCAATTTGAGTAATCGGCTCTGCCGCTTGCACCGATTTCCAATAATCGTCTATTTGATTAATTGAACCGATTGTAAGTTCAATTATAACTATAATAAATTTGTAATCACTATGTTCAATCATTCGGTATTTGACTGGCGGTTGAGACTTATCATGAATGTCTTCCTCTACTACTTTTAGTATACATGAAAAACGATAACCTTCAAACTTAGTAGAAGCTGAAGGCTTAGGCTTCCCGTCTTCTCCTAAAAAATTAGGGTCAGAGTAGTTTTTAAAGTCTAGTTTAAAACCTTTAAAGAAGGTCTCATACCCACCTGCCTTGTTTTTAATTACATTAGAATAACGGATTTGCGATTGTCCATATTCAATGTTTCCATAAGTAGGTGTATATGTGAAGTAGTTAATAAAATAATCAGGATCAGACAGAAGAGCAGCCTCATCTAGTGGACTATCAAAATAAGAATAGTTTTTCTTTATTGTTTCAGGATCGTTTACATAGTTAAAAGCTGATTCCATATAGAACCATTCATGAGTAAAATTAAGTGGATTTTGAGTCTTGTCCTGATGGTCTGGCGAAAAATTATTTCTTCCAAATATTAATTCTGTGTTTAATCTGTATTTGTTATCTCTAGAGTCAGTACCTTCACGCATTCCCCACTTAGTTATGTAAGGTAAAATCTTTGACCTTACTGCAAAGTCAAGTGAATCGTTTTCTTTATAGTAATCGTATTCAGTCTGGGTAATACCATTTATGAATTTATCCCTTAGTTGATATTCTGGAGTTAAACTCTGTTGAAAAATAGTGTTTGGATCCTTTAGTATTGAGAACCCTTGAAAATCTTTTAATTCGGAGTTTTCATCATTTATTGGAGTTGATTTGCTCATACCGACTGTTGTGTAATCAGAGTAATAAGTGACTAGCGGATTTCCTGAAATTATTGAGTATGCAGCAGTTGCGCCAGAGAGAGTTATTATAGTTCCTGCAGAATATTGATTACCTTCAACCTCAATAACACCAGCCCCAATAACTTCATACATATTATTAGAAGTCATTAGTGCACGACCTTCCGGTACAAAATAATAATTGTATAAGTCTATCTCAGGAAAGTTAGCATAATCGCTTGCATAGAAGTCAAAATCAAGGTCTTTAATTGGAAACATTGAGATTAGACCAAACTTGGGTTTAAATTTAGGTCGCATAGTAAATTGAGTGTAGCGAACTGTCGGTATTTCATTCTCTTCTAAAACTAGTGCAATCTTTTTTGAGTATTCATCAATTGATTTACTGGTTAGTGCAGGTGAGGCTAAATTATTTTCGTTTATTAAATCTATGTAGTTTGAAACCTTTCTTACTTTTGACCAACTGTCTGAACTCTTAACTAATATAGAATCTATATTATTTTCAATTTTTTGCAGGTGGCCTGCGTCTATAATCAATCTATTACCTGTTTCAGGTGAACCTCCTTTAAAATAGATGATTGTGTTATTTAGGTTAGTTGACTCATTTATTAATAATGAGGAATAGTTATTAGATGGAGAGTTAAATTTAACCTTATGTGTAGAATCAAAATCGCCAGGTATGTTCAGTTTTATAAAAAGACGGTCCTCATATACGTATGCTCTAAATGTTGCATTTCTAATATTGTTTATACAACCGGCTAATGCTTGATTAACTTCAGATAAGTAACCGGTAGAGTTAAAATAAAAAACATCATTTCCAGCAATTCCATCATAATCATTATATGCATAGTAATCGCCTGAATCTGGGACAAGTGAATAATTAGATGTTGCTGTTAGCAGCTCATATTTACCGTACGCATCTTGGTGAGTACCAGTAGGATGATATATTCGAAACTCATCAAGATTAGAAAAGTTATTTAATATTTGCATAGTAAGATACGGGTGTCCAGCAA